CTCTGACCGCGAACCTTCAGCACGGGACGCCCGTGACGCAAAGTCATCCAGTTGTAGCGCGTCGATACCTCTGGCCAGCAGCGATCTTAGCGCTTCAGTGTCGCTTATGTTCTGCTGAGCTGTTTCTTTTAGTGCGTCGGTGCGCTCTTTTTCAGTATCTGCAGCATCTTGTAGCGCTTCGATCTGGGAGTCATAGTCTTTGTTGATCTCATCAATTGAGCGACCTATGCTGTCTTCGACGACATCAAACGCATCCTCAACTTTGTCGCGGGCATTTTCTGCAGCTTCAATCGCAGCGTTAATTGCCTTGATTTCATTTTTTCGAGCTGTAACAGACTCGAATAGCTCTATATTCTCTTCAAAAATCGTGTCTTTTAGCATCTCATGCAGGTTGACTGCAGACTCGGCTGCCAGCGCCTCATCATTAATGATATCAGCAAGCTCAACACCCAGGTTGTTAAACTCTTTCAGAAGAGAGTTCTCTTGTGAAAGTATCGCCGTACTGTCGTCGTGAGCAACTGTATTTTCTTTAATCGCGCCGGTATTTTTATCTGTCGCTTCGCTTGCTTCATCTCTGGCATCAAGCACTTCATCTACTGCAGCATTTACGACTTCTTGCTGTTGCCCCACATCTGTGACAGATGTCAGATAATCATCGAGAGTTCCTGTAAAGTCATCAATCGCACCTAGCGTGTCAGATGATGCCACATCGCCATTTGCGGCAATCCATGCATCTTTGATGGCTGTGTAGTCATCAAAAACTCCGGCAACGTCATCTGTAGTAGATATCAGCCCGTCAACATAGTCGTTTATGCCGTCAACATCAGTCGGTATGTCGCCTAGCTCGTTAAGTATCTCGGGTGAATCAAGAAGAATTTCCGCCAGCCCATCACGAACATCAACTAAATCCAGGAAGTCGCCTTTAACCTCTTTAAATTGCTGCTCGGCCCCAGCTACATCAGATCCGAAATCCTTAATATCGCCGACAGAACCGGCTGCGCCGGAGCCTGCGGTTATTGATGCTCTGGCAGCAGCAGCGGCAGCAGTCGCACTGGATGTTACAGTGTTGAATGCCCCAGCAATCTCAAGCAAACTGGCGTACATCTGAATGCCAGCTTCAGTATTCCTATCTTGGGCTTCCACCAGGTCGCGGAAGGCTTCTGTTGTTTTAGGGGTTTCTACCCCCATTTCTTCAAATGCCTCGTTTATCTCAATCTGAGATCGAAGAACTTTTTCACCTTCGGTAAAATACTGCTGGTAATATTGATTCTGAAGCATTGCCAGGCGCTGAGTCCCGCCAACAGCCTGTGACAGCGAGTCAGCCAGCACCAAAGCATCGTTTGATAGCGCGTTGAACTCAAACCCCAGTGTAGGCCCCGAAGATACAAGTAAATCAATCGCAGACGACGCTTCTATAAGAGCCGGGGCCAGTTCTTCTGCTCCCATCTCACGGAATCTTTCGGGTATCTCAATAGCTGCAGCTTCCAGGGCAGCAATCGACTGATCAACGATGCCAAACTCAATAATGTCAGCGGCATTGCCAGTTTCAATCGCCATACCCCTGAGAGCTTTTCGCATTGAGTCGAGCTGAGCTTCTGTTTTTGCAAAGCCTGCAACAACATCAAGGTTTGCGCCGATGACCTCAGATACGCCTTCAACCCAGGTGGCCGCGCCTTGCCCGGCCCTTTGTAGTCGCTCTGTACCTTCGTTTACAAAGCCTGTGACACCCAGTAGGTTTTCATTAAAGCTGTCCAGCCCGTTCTGCCATTCGAAAAACCCCTCATTATTCTTTAGGGCCTGGTTTATCTCTTCAATACTTGCACCAAGGTCAATGGCAGCCTGATCTATGCCAACCTCTGCAACTCTTTCGGCAATCCCTGTGGTATTAAGCAGAGCTTCATCTACTGTCTTAAACGCTGCTTTGAATTTGGTGGGTTCATGTTCGAATGCAGATGCCAGGGCGGATATACCGGCACTGATCGCACCGCCGGCAATACCTCCCGCAATGCCGCCGCCTATGCTTCCGATGGTTCCAGATAAATCCTTGCCAAGGCTGTCACTCAAACCCTTAGAGAGCGAGCCAGTAACACTGTCAGCAATACCAGTGGACACCGCGCCAGATATAGCGCCAGATAACCCGGACACAATACCGCCGGTATCACCCTGGGCGATAGATACACCAATACTGAGAGATGCCTGCTTTAGTTCGTCTGCAAATGTATCCGTGAATGTTTTTGCGCTTTCTTCAGCGGATTCCTTCCACTCTTCCCGGTTATCTTCTCCCAAAGCTGCAGCAAGACCGCCAAGCCTTTCTTTGGTCTTGTCGAATACCTCTTTTGAGATCAGACCCTTATCAAACAAGGCTTTAGCCTTCGCGTATTCATCCTGAATCTTTGTTATAGGAAACGCCAGCTCGCGGAATCTCTGTGCAGCTCTTTCATTCTCCTTGTTTAGTTTTTCGGTGGCCTTTTCCAGCTTCTCTGTTTCTGCCGTGGTTTTCTTTGCTGTTTCGGCAACCTTGTTAGACTCTTCCCGGCTTTTTTTCTCAGCTTTTGACTTCTTCTCAATTTCAACCCTGATAGCTTTTAGACGGGCTTTGAACTGATCAGAGTAGGCAGGGGAGTCGGCTATATCCTCAAGAGCTTTGATCTGAGCGGCAAGAGATTCATTTACCCTGTCATTGGCGTTCCTGATATCATCAGCAGTAACCCTGAAGTCGGATGCCTTATTTGAGAATGCTTCAAGCTTTTCTGATGCCTGCTGGAACATATCACCCAGAGCACCAGGGGCAAAGTCAGCAAGCGCACCAGCAATGCCGCCCCACATATCAGCAATTGCTGCCAAAGCCTCGCGTAAAGGAGTAAGAGCAAGATTTACAAGAGAAGCCACTGCATCAGCAGATTCGGCCATTGCTCCTGTCGCGGCGGATGATAGCTTTGTCCACAGTATCTGGTTGCCACGAATTGCCATTTCCAGCGTCTGAAACACATCAAGAAGAATTGATATTCCACTGATGCCAAATTCTACAAACTGCTCAATGCTGCCTGCGTCGAATGCAGCCAGCATGGATTCAACTTTTTCTTGAGCCAGAATAAATACCGGTGCAAACTCGGCAGCGATAAGGTTTTTCGTTCCTTCAGCTTGCCTTGATACCTCTTTCAGAGAGTCAGCCACCATAACCAAGGCGGTATTGTCGAAGTCAGACAGAGCCTGTCCGGTTTCTTTGGCCTTTTCTATCAGCTCATCGAGCTTTGCATTGCCATCATCGAGCAAAGGTAGGATTAGGGTAAAGTCATTGGCCAGCATCTCTCCGATAGCAGACCGGGCGGCAACTCCTTCCACGTTATCAAGTGCAGAGCCTATGGCTTTTAGCTTCTCGTCAACAGGTAGGTCTATCAGATCCTGAGCGCGAAGACCGAGCATTTCAAGCGCATCAGCGCCTTCCCCAGTACCCTCGTTAAAAGCTATGCCAATCTTCTCATTAACATCCTTGAGAATATCGCCCATCTTGCCAGCATCAACACCAACAGATTGAGCTGCAGCCTGCAATGCCTGAAGATCACCAGTGGCAATGCCAAGCGCTTTAGCCCAGTTATCTGTCTCTTTAACCTGATCTGCTACAGCGGCGGTAAGGATGGCTACCGATGCGGCTGCTGTTGCGGCTGCGGCACCAAGGCCAAGAACACCCTTGGCGGCGATGCCCATCTTGCCCTCGGTGCCAGCGCCTGCTTTTGTTAAATCATTAAGGTCTTTTGTTGCTCGTCTTAGTTGTGACGAATCAACTTTAAACCCCAAGGTTTCGATATCGGTCATCAGTGCAGCCTCTAATACTTTCGTCTAATTGTAGCATTCACCGGGCACAAAAAAACCCGGCTTAACCGGGCTTTCGTCCTCTGGAGATCATCGTTAGCTGAGCCATATATTCTCGGTCATAATCCTGCCCGTCATCAGTTATTGCTGCTGGTGGGAACTCGTCCGGATTAGATGACTTACCATACTGACCGCAATACTCGGCAGACAATCCCTTGATAGCCTCGCACTCCCCCGGAGTAAGTTGAACTCCCATAAGATTAGACCATGACTCAATCTGACCCCATTCAATAGGTATGGGCCCGCTCATGCCGCTGGAATACATTCCGATACGCTGCAGCAGTCCAAATACATAAGCGTAATTCTCAATTTCAGGGACCTGGGCAATCATAGATTCTGCAAACCGTGCCATACGGCTAACCCTGACCGGCTTGTCATCATTTTTGCGTTTTTCGTCCGGCACAGCATGAAGCCATGCCATATGTCTGACGCTTTTTGATATACCCTTTACGGCTTTACGGCAAAGCTTTCCTCAGCTTTTGCATATTCTGACAGCTTTGAAAACATTTCTTTTGGCAGTCGGTTAAATACTTTTGAGCAGTTGGCCTGAGTGATCTTTTTGCCGTCCACTTTTAAATCACCATGAACGCGCTTAAACATCGAGCACAACAGCGTTAAATCTACCCATCTGTTATGCTCAATAGTATCAAGAAGCGCTTCATCAGGATCTTTGCCTTCAGCCTCTTCTTTCAGCTTTGCGCCTGCCCGGTATATTGCAAGCTCTGCTCGCATATATTCACGGCTATCACGGCTATGGAATTCAAAGCCGATTTTGTCGCCGTTTTCATCCAGTAGCGGTTCGCCATCTTTTTCCAGGTAGCAAACACCAGAAAGAGCCTGTTCTGGCAGGCCAATATCATTAATATCCATTGATCATCCTCAATTCATCCGGTAGGCGGCTGACAAGCGGGGCGGATGATTCCCCGCGACACCCTGCAGAATGCTGCCAGCCTTAAAGGGTTTAAGGTGCTGCTGCTAACTGCAGAACAGAGTTATTAAGCTCTACGTTACAGCTACCCGTAATAAACGGGCCTGCAGTACCGGGGTTTGTTGTAAAACTGGAGATCAGACCGGTAAATGCTTCACGAGTACTATCCGGCAAAGTCAGAACAAATGTCCCAATAGAGCGAGCATTTGCACCGTCAAAAGCATCTTTCAGAGCCACCTGTCCGGCATCGGTTTTGTCCTTACCGATTGACAGAGCCATCTGGCCGTAATCAATAACGCCAATCGCCTTGTTTACAATGCCAGTATCAACAGGTGTATGTGTTTCAACATTGCCAGATCCTCCGTACTCACTGTAACTGGCAATTTCACCAACCAGGACACCACCAGTAAGTGCGTTAATCCCAGTTTCATCGTAAGTCGTAGGGAGTGCCGCCGCAAAAAATTCGAGCGTAGTCCCAATCGAGCCTTGAACAGCCATAATTTAAAGCCTCTTTAGCTAAAGGTTTGTTTGTCAATTAGACAATAGCATTATAACTGATTGTCAGCGGGATAGAATACCAGTCAGCGTCCTGTTGAGGCTTGCTATCATAACTTCTCAGTATCTCAACTCGAACACCGTCTTTTTCCAGCTTTAGCCCCCGGTTGAAATAAGCCGCGATCTGCCCGGCTATGTCTTTTGCATTGAATTTATTGGTTCTGGAAGGGGCGAATACTGTTACCTGGTAGATGCCGCCGTAGGATGTAGCGCCATTGCCTGTCATATCCTCACCATTAACCCCGGCTGGCAGTGTAAACTCAGCCAGATAAATATCATTTGCGGGCGGTTTAAACGTAGGCCCGTTCTCCCACGCAACCGGCGGAAGGTTTGGCATCTGTGATAGATGCGTGCTTAATGCCGTTGATATCGCTTTAAGGCTCATTTGCTACTTTCCTCGCTACTGCCCGGACGATGCCGTTCCAGCGCAATACGTTGATTCTTAACATGCCGTTCGGAGCCTGGATTGAATAGCCGGTTCCGTTGGTTTTGTCAGTTGCGCCGGGGCCTGTGCCGTAACCGCCGTATTCCAGCGTGTAGATGTATGGCAGGTTGTTGACGAAGTAAAAAGGCTGACCAAGCTGAACCTGTTCAAGTTCAGCCTTCAGCCTTGCAATTGCCAGCTGCCCGCTAAGGTCTTTACCGTCGAGCACGCCAGATGCCGGGTTATTAATGGATGGCTGCCAGTTGAAGCGCGCAGTACCAAGCCTGACCGGAGTTCCTATCGTTACGTCAGCGCCCAACTGCAAAGATGCCCCTCTGTGAACCTTGCTTAGTTTCTCTTTTGACTTAATGCCAAACTTGCGCAGATCACCAGCTAGCCCCATATCATTTCCTCACGAATATTTCACGCATCAGCGTAACGGTTCCGGGGGCAATCGGCTTAATCCAAACCAGCGTGTAATCCATCCCGCCTACATTCGCCTGCATCCCTGTTTCAGGTTCCGGTTGATCAGGGTCAACATTCATAATCAGTTCAATGTCTCCCATCTGAATCGGGGAGTTATCACGAACCGACGTTACAGCACCGACTTCAATGGCTGAGCCGGTTACTGCGAACCCCGCGATAACTTCAACCTCTCCGGTAGCCGGGTTGGTCTGTTGCGTCTGGCTGGTCAGCGTTACTGGTTTGCCAATATCAGCCCTGCTAAATACGCTGGTTACTTTGGATTGAATCGCGTTGTAATCCGGCATATTAAGCCCTCGTCACAGCGAAGTTAGCCGAACCGTATGCAGAAATCAGGTACGGATTCAAAAGCCGGTCAATAGCCTGATATGACGTTGTAGAGCTGGTGTTGTCCTGATACTCAAGCTCTACAGCGCCACGGCCATACATTTCTTTCTTAAGCGCCTGACCAGTCGGTGATAACAGGTCAGCAGTATCAGACTGATAAGCCGCCACAAGTTGGGCTTTAACAATATCATCCGGTACGCCCTCTTCGTCACGGGGCCACGCCAAGGGTTGATCTTCCAGCAGCTTAGTACCTTTGTAGTTCTGAATCTCCAGATAATCCATTGCAGTGATCAGCAGAATATCCAGAGTTTTAGTAACAGTTAACCCTCGGTCATCCAGATAAGTCTGCAAATCTGCCTCGTCTGCGTAGCTGTTCGCTGCCGGATTCGTCCCGGTTCCGTCTTCTTTAACAATTGTCGCCATGCTAAACCCTCAAACTTTGGTCTAATTGTAGCACTACAGGAGCGTGAAGTAAGCTGTCTGAAATTCAACAGAGCAAGGCGATAAAAATGTACGTACTGATAGTATTTATGGGTGTTACTTGGGGAAGTGCCGGATTTGGAGGTATAAGCCAGCAAGAGTACTCGTCCTTATCTAATTGCCTCGATGCAAAGCGCACTATCGTACAAGCCGCAGAGCAAAGAGGGCGAATAGAGGAAAATGAATTTAAGGCGTACTGCCTTCCTAAATAATCACATATTCATAGCA